ATTTAGCAAGGTACCGAGTAATCGACCGGCACAGATACGACGAAACATTATGACATGGTTCGTGCCCGAGTTTGGAATCGTTAAACAATTCGTGAACCCGGAACGTTTGTCAATCGCAGACAGAAAACTAATCAATAGAGATCGAACAAAATCGGGATTTACGATCCAATATTGGGGCGAGGATCTTACCACCATCAACATTTCTGGCACTACCGGCAGCTCTGGCATTGAAGGGATCAACGTACTTCATGAGATCTATCGGGCAGAACAATATGCATTCGATTCTATTGGACTAACTCTTGCCGCTAATAATGCTTCTGCTGATGTTGCTCATAATCTCATTAGTGGAATAGGTGGTGGTATTGGTGGAGCAATCGGTAGCGCAATTGGAGGTAGTTCAAGCGCTCCTGGAGGAGCGGGGTTAGGAGCAGGAATATTGGGGGGCATTCTTGGATTAGATTCTCCCAATAACGCACTATCCACTAGGAACATACCATCGTTAGCCCAATTAGCATTTACGGTCGAACTCTACTACAATGGCGTTGTGTATAGGGGGTATTTTGAAAGTTTTACGATGAATGAGCAATCATCCTCGTTTGCTATCGAATACCAGATCGTATTCATTGCGACGCAGAAACGCGGTTACCGTACCAATTATTTCCCATGGACGCACAGTGCCAAAGATGGACCCTCTCAATACACGTCGCCGCTCTCTTTTAGCGGCGATATAACGAACGGATAAGTTATGGGTGATGCCTTCCTTTCAAGCCTTGCCAGTCAATTAAATTCGCAGTTCAGCACCGGAGAAAATGCGAATCATACCCTCGATGCCGTTATTGATGGTCAGAAGGTCAAATATGGTCAGCTTGGTGATTTAGCTTCTAAGATTGATCAGTCTGCAACCCGATCTTATACGGAGGAGGGCTATTTGCGAAGGGATCCGTATAACACCAGCCCCAAACAGCTCGAAATATTGATGCAAGAGCCAAACGCCACCATTCTCGTCAAAAAGCGGATGTTCTCTTCGCTCGCAGAAAATCACCGCCCCGATTACTTTGATAGTGATGAACGCCTCTATTATCGTGCCATGAAAGTCCTCTTCCAAAACAAGTGCCGTCAAATCGCCTCTTTGGAAAAACTCTCCAAAATCCAACAGATCACATCTGCCGTTGGGAACGTTTCGGATCAACTAGTCCCCATCATCGCGACTCTAACCGATACCCTCACCCAATCCAGTGCTGGCGGAACAGACGTTGGCGGGTTTGGCACTCTTAACTCCAATACTCATGTTGGTAGTCTAGTCAAAGTAGTGGACCGGATCAGAAAACTTTCCGCATTCAATACCACTAATCAAACCACAACATGGATTACAGATCACACTAATTTGTTCCAATCAACTTTTGGTCAAGGGACGGGAGTTATTGAGATTACCAATTTCAATACTTTCTCCACCACAGTTGGGTTGGGGTTGAACGCTGGCACCTTCCAATTTAGTATCATGGATCCCTACGAGTCTATGTTGATTACGGAATACGACATTGAAAAAGCATTAAGCGACGCTACCAACGTTTTCTATAACCACAAGTTCTTTCAGTTTGGGAAAGAAACCTCCGAGCAACTCATCGTGGATCTGCAAAATAGACTCAATCAGTATCGTGCAGATCGTAAAGCTAGTCCCCTCTCCTTCAAGATCAATCCTGATACCCTATTAGGTAAGCGAGTTGTTGTTATCATTGAGCGGGTAGGGATCGAAATACCATTTACGGGTGGTGGGATTTTTAGCGATGCCCAAGTGTCTCCCGAATTTCTGAAAGGCGGAGCGGTAGCCGGATTCGATGGACTAGATCCCATCAATAAAGCCTTCAACTTCATCGATAGCAGCACTGTTCATCGGGGGGCTGATTCAGAGTTGTCGCTATTCCAACGTTTAATCACTACTATCTTTGACAAGTTGAGTTTGGATGCTAATTCTCGTAACGCCTTCGTAGCCAATAATCAAGCTACCAACTATGCTCGTCGGAAACTTCGGTTCAATTTCTCTGGCAAGCTAATTGTTCAACCCATGGATACCGTTCACATATACGTTAACTCCAAAAGTAGATACGACACTAAATTGATGTCGGGGATCAATAACATGTTTAGCGGAGCAGGTATTTTAGGGAACCTCAACAAAACATTAGTTGATACCAAGAACTCCGTAGATGCTCTTTTCAATCCTTCGGGCAGCGTTAATTTGCAAGTGGAAAAGTCTGCGTTCGTTGGTCCTGATTTCCCCAATTTCTTATGGTCTTTGATGCGGGGGCAATTCGTTACCGAAAGGGAGGGCACTCATATCTTTGGTGGCGTTATCGATGGCGCATCCAGCGATTGGTCGGAAGGAAAGTTTAGAGTGGATGTTCGGGGTAGTGATAACACCGCTTACTTCAAACTTGGTAAGGTCAATTTCAAGCCCAGTCTTGACGTTTTTAATGGCTCTTTGTTTGATCCTCTAACTCCATTCAAGACGCGGTTTGATGCCGTGGGAAGCGTCGCCCATGATTTGTTGGACGAAAACGTCCAATTGTTGGGGACAACACAAGACACTGATTCGCCATTAGTCAAGTTCAAGCTCGGACCCAGTGCGGGACAACGGGCTGCCAGTGATAATTTACTTCAAGATCATAACGTCGATAAGGTATCAGGGAGAGTGAGCAAGATCTATCACGCTCCCGATGGGCTCGTTTACAAGTGGAAAGAGGGTATTGGAACGCTGGTCATGTTTGGGAGCTCTCAGGATATGGAAGATCCAAATCAGCTTAGCACGCCTCCCACTCGTAATGAACCGTTCGCTGGACAAGATGTCATGAACGTCTTGTCATTACTAATAACAGGGCAACCATATAATTTTGCTACTTATTGGAAGACGGTTGTCAATTTTGATGCTGGCTCCAATGATCCTCAAAGCCAACAAAATTCCGCTTACTCTTACTATACGGCATTGAGAAATGATCTCACCAAAAACAATGTTCTTTGGGGCAATTTTCTTCCCTTTAAAAACTTGATGATAGATGAGCAAACTTATGCTCTCTCCCAGGCTCAACTCAACATCATTAGAAACAATAAGGATCTGGAACTCAAACTGCAAAGATTGGCAGATTTACGGAAGAAAACACTTATTTTTACGGCGGCAGTTGGTATCGTCGAAAGTTCAAGTGAACGAATTGGATTTCGAAAAGATGCTCAAGATGCCGAATCAGAACGTAAACAACTAGAAACGGAAGTTCGGGCTCAAATTGCTGCAGAACAAGAGGATCGAAAAAAGTTCGCCGGTTTGGTTCAATTCGGGAGCGACACCTCTTTTGACTTCAATGAGTTCGTTGATTCTAGCAAAGCAAGCAAGCAGGCATCAGATCCGGGACTTCGGCGATTATTGCGAAGACAGCTCAACTATCTAACACGCCGCATGTCCTACAACGTCCGAGCTAACGAAGACAAAAACTTATTCATTGTTGATGATTCTTACGACAAAGATTATGACATCATTGCCTACGAAACGGTTTTGACTGATGGGATCAAGCTTTACAACAACGAATTTACCAGCGTCGCAGAAAAAATTGGCAATGCCGCGGGTTTGTTAGATCTGGAAGTGTTTTGTGATACTCAGGGACATATTCGAGTTCGTTCTCCTCAATACAATCGGATGCCAAGTTCTGTTTTCTATCGGATGATGTATCTGAAGAAAACTAGCGGTGTTCAAGTGTTTCCGCAGTTTTTGGATGATTTGTTCTCCAACCAAATCCAAACTCTAATCAAGAGAGTAGAGATCTTGGAAGATCAGATTCGCTTGGACTGTGCGGTCATTGGGATCAACAATGATAAAGATGCCACGGCATTTATTCTCTCCAACGGCGCCAATCAAGGAGATGGTAGCGCATTTGGGTTTCTTTCCGATCCAGACAATGGAAAAATTATTCACCTTACCCAACTACTAAAAGCAACCAGCCCAGAATTAGATGGTACAGAATTAGGTATCCAAGCGACTGGAACCAAAGACATCTTCAATACCACTCAACGAGTCAATGCTATTCTAACTGCTTTGGATCCCAATGCCTCCAATAAACTATCCCAAGCAGGATATGACGTTAGTGATATTCGAGCATTTGAGAATAATACTTATGTTGATGTTTTGATCAATAGAATAAGAGATGCTTCTGGTCAAGAAATACAACGAACTTCATTTATTGATCCTGGGACCGGCGCCGTAGGTAATACTGTTATTCCCTCCAATCCCGTTATTGATGCCTTCAAGGTTATTCAGGAACTAGCTGACAAAATCAAAGATCGTCAAAAAGCTATTCAATTGCTGTTTGGATCTCTTAAAAATTCTGCTGAGTTCAAGTCGTTGGATAATGATAGTAGCACCGGAAACCAACTACTGATGCCTGGTATCTTTGGAAACTCCCACATTCCTGAAGTGTTTGAGCACATGATCGAAGACGAAACTTACGATGACTATGGTCCAGGGTCTGGAAAACGGTTCATCATAAAAAACTCTCAAATTAGGAGTCTCAACATCGCGGAAAATCCACCAGATTTCACTATGGTAAGCGTTCAAGGAAAATTTGATCCACAACTATCAAATAGCACCCTCCACCAAGATCTAAACGTATTTCCGCAAGGAGGCAATGGACTGGTCACAGGAGCCGCCATCGATTACGATATGTGGAGAAACTACGGATTCCGAGAATTGAATCCCATTAACGTTCCTTTCCTCAAAGACCCCAATACTCAATGCGCCCCCTATGCTGCTATGCTGCTATCCCGAGCCCGGCGTAACATTATTCGTGGCTCCCTAACGATTTCGGGAAATGAGTTCATGCAGCCAGGAGAGGTGATATTTATTGAAGGTCGGGGTATGCTCTTTTACGTTAGTTCGGTGAGGCACTCTTTCACCTACTCTTCGGGATTCACTACATCCTTGGAACTAACCTATGGACACACTCCGGGCGAATATATCCCAACTCCACTGGACGTTATTGGGAAGCTGCTTTACAACAACCGAGATTTCAATGACTTCATTATTCAGCGCCAGTCCAGCGCTTTCAATGAAACCAACATGGGGGTTATTCTCAAAGACAAGCGAAATACCAGCAACGATGTTTTTAGCCCCAATGATCTAATTAGTGAGGGCGATCCCAATCAGCAGACTAATACCTATTCGTCTTTCAATTCTCAAACTATTAACAACATCCTCTTTACTGCTGCTTACAAAATCAATGCCAATAATGCTAGTGGCAATACCGTCAAAGCCTCCGTAGAACTACGAGTCTATTACGATAACAAGCATGCCGCTAATAACGAAGTAGTCAAATTTGCTGACAAAGTAAGGAGCATCCTCACCACACCAGGCTCCGGACCAAAACAACTTTTCAAAGCTACGACGGGCGTTTCGACTAATCCCCATCTCAATCCCGAAGACGTCAGAATTGTTCAACAAGTCAATATGGATGATAAGGACGATTCAAGATCTCCGTCCCAAAAAGCGTTCGATGCTGCCAGAAGCAACCTTGCCAATATTAGCATTAGCGATAAAGGAGTCCCACCACCTAATTCCAATGATCAAGTTCAATCAAACAATTCTTCTCCACCGTCCCAATCCAAAGACAAACTTCGTATCGCCCTTTTCAATTATGTTGTGGATTGCTGGATCAAATTTGATCAGGTCCCCGTAGAACAAGCCAAAACAAATAAAGGTGGGTAATTATGGCTACCCATATTTTTGACGAAAAGGTTGGGCTTCTCCATCGTGGCTGGATTGATAGTTATGATGCGGAGAGGGACATCATCAATGTCAAACTCAATATCGCAGTTTCATCCAAGGCTAATACCCCAGTAGAGATTCCTGCACCTCACTCCATGTTCTTCAACAATGGATTATTCATTGGAACTTCTCCGCAGCCCGGCACGCCAGTGGTAGTCGGACAGGGAAGCGGAGGACAGTTTTATTTCGTGTCATTCTTGGCGGAAAATCTTCCAATTCTCCCAAACCTAGTCCCCGGAGAACTATTAATCAGAGCCAACGATGCCACCAAAATCTCTCTAAATACCAATAACGACATGTTGATTGGTTCCGACGGTAATCGTATCCACATCGATACTAATCAAAACTTCATTAGTACCAACTTTTACAGTGAATACGATTTCACGCAAGCATCTCGACGTATCGAGGGTATTGTCAAGCGAGATAAAATCGTCAATACCAATTTCGATCCCAATTCCAAGCTAGAGGACGATAGCTACGATCCCAATTTTTTTATTATCGCTCTGGATCCATCAACCACCTCCAATTCCATTATCACGGGTTCCACTAAAAATCCGCCTCTGGTTGAACAGAGGGAGACGATTTATGAGTTCCAGTATGTTTCCGATATTGAAGATGATTTGAACGAATCGGTCTTGTATAGCAATTCAACTCCCGGTCAACAAACTTTTTCTTTCCCGAATCGTCGTCGAAGCCGAGCCGACACATTGAGTTTGACATTGGCTTCGCCCAACTATTTGATGGAAACAATCAAGGGAACCGTAGTTGATATTTTTGGCAATATCCTAGATCTCAATCGTAATCCACTTCCTATTGGCAAAGAACAAAACACCCTTCGTCCTGACAAATCTAGTGATAAATCTCAGTCCTTCTTGAAAATCAAGGAATTGGAGAGAAAAAGCCTGGCTTTCCATTTTGAGTTGAACGCTCGAAAAGATCTTGCTGGAAAGAATGGAAAACTGGCTCTTCCCGATATCAGCTCCAATGCTGATTATGCTCGAAATCGAAGTCGTTTCTTCTTCGATATTGATAAGGAAGGGCAGTTCAAGTTGAATGTGCCCGCCTCTAGCGAAAAGGGGAATATACCTTTACTAACCCGATACGAGAACTATTCTACGTTCGGACCCGAGGACAATGGCAATCCTAATAAGTTGATTTTTAGAGACGATAACCTGGACATCTTTCAAGATTCGTTCGCGGCTCCGGCGGCAGCGCCATCTTTTACTGGGTTTGATATTGCTTCGGATCGAGGATCCATCAAGTTGATGGATGGTACAGCAGATGGTGCTCCCATTGATCGTATCACGCAATCTCACATCAAGCATGGTACTGCCTATCACGATATCATGCAAACATGTTTTGCGCATCAGGAGCGAGGCTTCATTGATTATCAGAACGGAACCAATACTAGCATAACGGTAAATATCAATGCTATTCCTTTGCTCAAAAAGATAGTCTCTGATACTATTATTGTCTCTGGTGATAGCGCTAATGCGGGAGGACGAAGCGGCTCCCTCAATTTTGATGGTTCTGTTGAGGTGAATATTGGGGCTAATACTGTAGATCGGCAGTCTCTCTGGTTAGATACTGCTGGCGGTATCGTTGCTAATATTGGACGGGATTTGCAAGGGAGAAGTGCCGCTATAGGGATGAATGGGGATGTTTTTATTCAGGTCGGCGGATTTGGGGTTACCGGGGACAGTAGGTTTGTGAAAGAGAACAATGGTAATGTTGGCGCCGTACTGGATTTGAGGGTGTTTACGGATGGCGGGTATACGCACATGGTGAGATTCGACAAGAATGGAATTAGTATACTTAGCCCAGGAAATATCGCAATACATGCTAAAGGAAACCTAAAACTCAGTGCAGACGCTAACATGGAATTCGAGGCCGAAACAATAATGATCCAGAATCGACCGGTTATTAAAGATTTCGGTGGAAGTATTTGATAATGCTTGATATATGGATAGTGAAATGAAAACGAAGGTTTGTGAAGGTCAACGGGGACTTAAAAAAAGCGAAAGGGCGAGGAATAAATAATGCCCTGTGATCCCAGCTCAATCTCGCTCCCATCGCCTTCTGGACCTTCGGGTCCACCACTACCTGGTTTTGGTTTGGCGCATGCCCTAACTGTCCCAGACATTGCTATTGTTCCTGGTGGATTTCCCGAAGACTTGCTTGAGATTTTCAACACGCTTCAGATGCTTACTCCTGTTGGAATTATGAAACCTCAACTTTCTGTTAATTGGGGCAAGGATATTTACGACGGCATTATGAAGCTCCTTGATCAGTTCATGCCTTTTCTAATGATGTATCAGCTTATATTACCTATTCTTAATCTGATAATTTGTTTGATTGAAGTGATCTGTGCAATTCCTAATCCCTTTAAATTGGCAGCAGCCATCATTAAACTATTTCGCACCTGTTTGCCACCATTTCTTAATTTATTTCCTATTTTTGCTATGATCATCATGATCATCTCCCTCCTCCTTCTTCTTCTCGCCCTCATCGAATATCTCATCTCCCAAATCCTCAAACTTATTCAAGCCCTCCTTCGCAACATCAACGCGCTCGTCAAAGCCTTTCAGGATGCCGACTCTTCCTCCATCCTCGCCATCGCCAGGAAAATTGGAAATCTCCTTTGCACCTTCCAAAACCTATTCGTTCTCCTCTCTCTATTCAGTATTCTCATTCAAATCATCAAAGATATTTTGAGCCTCGTCAGTTCGATCCCGCCCTGCGGAGATAGCAGCAACTGCTGCACGCCTGATGTCTGTCCTGCCATCGTCAAAAACTCTTACACTCGTACTACCGCTAATCTCCAATACTTCAATCGTGCCAAAGTTGATACGGGCATCGTACTGCCACCACCATTTGGCAATTTCAGCGTTGATGCTAGAGCAGAGAGTTGGCAAATTTACGATGCACAACAACTTCAGGCTCAAGAGTTTATTAACATCGTAGATGCTTTTGACGTTGCTTCGCCCAAACCAATCTTCTTCCCAACCGATGCTACATATACGGCTCAAACTCCGCCCAATCAAGCAGCTTACACAGTAGATTTGAGGCTCTATTATGATCCTACCAATTGGGGTAGAATTGGACCTGCTCGTTTCATTAGATTCAAGAACTGCATAGTTCTAAAGGCTCCCACCAAAAAACTCACTACCTACAATAACAATACGCAAGACATCAATAATGGAGTCTTGCTTTTAGCCGGTGGTCTTGGTTATGAGGATGATAGCACTACCACTCTAACTGGTTTTGCTCCCGATGGTATTACCGCTATTTCGGATCAAGCAACACTAGAAAACTTCTTGCACAAAGCTGATATAGTTTCCACCAATCCTACCCTATCTCCTACAGATGGGTATCTTTTTGGTCAAGCAGAATACACTTTCGTTCCTCACATCGAAACATTGTTTAGCAAGAACTTAGTGACGTTAGGGTGCATCCCTGCCGTCGCTCTGAATAAAGATTTTGCCAATAGCGTTTTTGCTGGCGACATCGCATTAAAAGGACAGGAATTATCTGATCTGCTCAATGGTGTTTTCCCCAACCCAGCGGGCGCGCAACAATGTTTGGGTCTCGCCCTATCTGATTTGCGTAGTAACCTTACTCCCGATGGTGTTGCTCAATTTCAAGCCACCACCACCATCTGTTTGCAAAAACTCAAAGATGATACTAGTGGCGCTTTGGGGGCGTTAGTTGGTATTGGATTTGACCCTTGTAAGAGCAAATTCTCTCTCAATCCTGATATTCAATTCACCAGCAAACCTATTGTGGTATCAGCTAATCTCAACGAAAGAAACGGCTTATCCTTGACTACCGGTTTATCTGCAGATGTTGCTCAAAATATCGCAGCCCGACTTAAGGCGCACATAACGTTTGGAGATATATCCAATTTTGCTTATGATGGATATCAAGCATTTACTGCTAACCTAACAAGTAATGATGCTGGTACTGGACAGATTATGATTTCGTTTGACGACAACATTTTCTGTACCAACATCATTCCAACAGATACAACGGTCAATCCAGAGCATACTCTTCAGTCGCTCACCTATAAATTCGTTCATACACTTACCATCCCAATCGTGCCAACAGCAGAGGGCGACACAGATGGCAAACCCCAAAGAAATGAAAGCGATTTAGCTGGTGAAGGCTCTGATAGTGGGGGTGGTTGATGCCTATCTCTAACAAAATCCCCAATCAAGCCAACTATCAAGATTCTCAAAACTTCAATATTGATATTGAGAAGATTTTTACCGACTTCATTCAAGAGATTGATGCCACGCGAAGCACTGCCAACATCACCAACCCAGTTAACCAGGCCATCATCAATTCGTTGGGAGGGAGCACTATCTCAAGGTTAGAGCAATCTTTGAAGGTAGAACGAACTCCCCAAGAAAGTCGTCTTCATGCCTTTTACCGATTGATTGGGTTTCCCGTCGTTTCTAATGATCAGACCCGTTTTTATAACCCCGGCTTTGATAAGATTTTCGTTCCTAATCGAACCATCAAGTTAGAGGATAAAATTAGCATCGCCAATAAGCCTATCAAGGGGTTTCAGGAAATTAGCTCTAATAGAGAAACATACTCTAATGTCGTAGCTAAAATTTTCGCCACCAATAAAACGATCAGTGCCAGTGTTGTCGCTTTATCTTCTGGTGTTTTTACTCGTCCTTTTGTATTTTTGGACAAAGAAGATGATGATCCATTTGTTTTTTCACTCGTAAATCAAACTTATCAAGTTGAAGATCGGGGTCTCATTGGGTTCAACAAAAATGTCGCCCTATCAGATTATGTTGATGAATTTGGAAGTAAATGTGATCTTGCCCTTCAACGATCTCATATTCTTAAACCCTTTATGGTGGATCCGCGAATTGATTTTACGGTTAGCCCTGCAGATCGTAGGGTTGCAATTCCTTTTGTTCTCAACAAATCGGATCTCATGATTCGAGAAAATTCCTTCGTCAAACGTCCTTTGATTGAGAAAGTCATTAGAGATCGCCTCACCGTTCAGGATCAAAAGAATACTCTTGGGAGCGCCGATCAATCATTTGTTGATTATATTCAGAGCGTTCCAGCCGTACGGGATGAAAACCTCATCAAACAAATGGCTAGTGGAAACGTGTATAAATTGGGAGATCAGATCCAGTTCATTAAATACTTCAATATCATTCGAACTATGTGTAGCAAATTGGTGGAAGCTCAAAAAAAGATTCAGCAAGTTCAGTCAAGATACTATTGGCTTCCTATTCCATCCATTACTGGACCAGAGGGCGGCAACGAGATCAAGCCAGTTATAATTTCCAAGAATTTACCAGATGACTTTATAACGCGAGCAGATCGCTCTATTATTGTCGCCACTTTGAAACAAGCTGCCAACCAATTCAACTCTCAGACGGCATCCGTCAGCGGAACTCCCGATTCAGGCGGATTTGCTTTTGAGTCTTTTGCCACGACCACGTTCGATCAAGATGCTAGCGAGGCTTATGGAAATAATATCGAAAAGCAACTGAATAGTCTCAATAAGTTGCGAGAGCATGAAATGGCAGCCGCAAACGGCGCCCTTCGCACCATTGAAATCATCATGGGTGAATTTAGTGGCTTGGGGCTATGTGATATTGTAGCTATTATGGGCGCTTTATACGTTATGGATGAGAAAAAATTGCTTGGATTTTTGGATGCTGATGCTCACATTAGAATGAGAAACGCGCCCGAACTTGATGCGGCAAAAACCTCCGCTTCTAACATTATTGATGCTCATAAAGAATTTTGGAGTAGGGTCAGGGACTTTTACCACATCATGGACAAGATTTACAAGGATTTGAGGCATAGCAATGGGTTACCAGATTGAGGATGGAAACTCCCAATACTTCGGCATATTTAGGAAACGGGAGAACTATACATGTCTTTTGACTTCAAAATATCAGGTGGAGACCTTGTCATCAAAAATGGACAACCCCAAACCGTCCAAGATTCAGAAAAACTCATTCAATCCATCCTTAAAATCTGCCTAACCGAGGCTGGAAGTAACCCGATCCACCCATGGTACGGGTCCTTTCTTTCCCGCACTATTATAGGCAATCCCCAACATAGCGGGATATTGGTTCAAGTTGCCAAATCTCAGCTAAATACTGCCCTAGAGAACCTCAAAAATTTGCAAGATGCCCAAGTTCGATCCTTCCAAAGGGTTAGTGCTGACGAGCAAATTAGCGCCATTATGGAGATTAGCGTAGTTCGTAGTCAATTCGACCCTAGGCTGTTTGACGTGAGAATTGGAGTGTTATCTAAGGGCTTCAAACCGATCTCAACGGCATTTTCGGTGAATACGATCTAATTCTTAAAGAATGTGATATATGGTGTATAGAGAGGATGAATAATGGTCACGATTCGCAGTTCTAACGAAATTATTTTGAGCCTGATCGATTACTATCGATTGGTACAGCCAGATCTTGATACCAGCGTTGGAAGCGTGAGCCGTGATATTTTTATCGAAGGATTGGCCAGCCAGATTTCCCTCCTCTACGATGAAGTCTCCGGAGTCTCCTCTCAACAATCTATGCGATTGGTTGTTGGATCCGATCTCGATAAACTCGCCAAAAACTTCGGAATTATCCGAAAACAGGCAACGCCTTCTACGGGCGTGGCTTTGCTTACTTTCTCATCTATCAACTCTACGATCAATATCAATCGGGGTGACATCGTTACCGCCTCTAATGGTTTCTCTTTTTCAGTAGCCGCGGGTCTTTCCGTATCTCCAGCAGCTATTAATTTTTATCGTTCTGTAGCTAGCAAGTTCCGAGATCAATTGGATATTGCGGGAATCAGCGATCAATTTGCTGTCGAAGTTACGGTAGCAGCCACCTCTTCCGGCGCCGTAGGCAACATTGGAAAGTTTTCTCTTAATCGCACCGCTATTGCGGGAGTTTCCAACGTCACTAACATTAATGCTTTTGCCGGGGGAACTGATCAAGAAAACGATACCTCCTTTAGAAATAGAGTTCTCTCCGCCTTTAGTGGATCCAGTGTTGGAACGGCATTAGGATATTTAAACGTTGCTCTCGGAACCACAGGAGTTTCGGACGCCGCCGTTATTGAGCCCGGGGATCCGCTCATGACCCGAGATGGAACGGTCGTTAGCATTGCTACTGATGGCGCTCGAACCATCCTTTCAGAGGGTTCCGGCGGCAAAGTAGATGTTATCATTTTGGGCTCCAATCTTGTCCAAAATACTGATAGCTTCATCTATCACGACAAAAGCAATAGCAACGATCCTACAAGCATTAAAAATGATGTGGTGTTAGGGCAAATTGCAGCAGACGTTAATAAAACCATCAATCGTCGCCGAATCGATGACATCAAGAACGGACAGCTTCCCATTCAGCCCGTCGAAGAGATTCTTCAAGTAACAGGATCAATTAGTGGTTCCAATTTTCAAGCTAAAAGCGTTGATGAGTTTGGGATAGTATCGGGCAATTATGAGTTGGTCAAGGATACCGGAGTTTTTGGTGGAAGCCCCTTCGGCTTTGATACGTTTCACTGGATTAGCAACCAAGTTAGCGGGTTCAATGAAGACAGAATTAAGGGACAATATAATGGTCAAGATGCCCTAACCTTCATTGATGTTTTGGAGATATCGCAGGCACAACAGAACGTTTCTATCACCAATGAAAATAGCACCGTAACTTTTGATCGTTCTCTCATCAAGTTGCTTCATACACCAGCCACCAATGTTACACGCGTTTTTAACGTCAATACGGGAGAGCGATACATAGTCGTTGATCAGAACTTCGACAAAACCGGAACATTCAATACATCGGGACGAATCCAAATTTCCGGAAGCACTCTTCCTTCTCCAAGCGATACTCTACAAGTGGATTATAGCTGGATCGTTAATTACGATCAATACTCCGATTATGATGGACTCAAACATACCACTAATCCCCGAGCGGTTTCTGATAGCGTTGATTGGGGATTTTCTTCTGCAGTTCGGAATGAAAGAATCTTGTTTTCTTTGGATGCCAATGGTAACTTTTTCCAAGGAACGTCGCTCCTTCCTATTGGAACGATCATTTCTACTCAAAAGTTTTTGGAAGTAGATGGTGTCATTCAGAGGGTAACCTCGGGCGTTTTTACTAATCGGTTATCGATGGTGATATCTCATTTATCCAACACCACCACAACGGTAGACTCTATTACTCTCAAAAATACCAACGTAGAGTTATTCAAAACGGCGCAGGGGAACGGAAGTTTTTCTAGCGCAACCGAAGTAGTTGGCATTCAAGTTCTCAATATCACCACAATTATTCTTCCCACCGATACTGTGGCTGTTGATGGAGACAAGGTAACGACAATTCTTAATAGTACCGATGTCTTTACGTCTGTCACGACCTCTGGAAGTAGCTCTGGAAATCAGATCACCATTCCGTCTTCATTGGTTGACACGACAGCAAACAGTATTGTTCTTCGGACAACTTACATTACCAGCATCACCGATTTAGCATCTACGGCGATAACGACCCTACCAATGAGCCGAACTGGCAATGGATTTGCCCTTTCTGACAACAATGGATTTGGTAACTTCAGCCCGGTAAATACTGCCCATCGTGAGAATCAAGTAGTTCAAAAGAACCTGAGCAATCAGTTCTTCGTGGAAATCGGCTTATTAGTTGCTGATTTTTCGCTGGAAGCCACTCAAGTAGTTTCTGTAATCCGTTTGTCAGATGGATTAGAACTTTGGAACTCTGACAATCCGGGAACCATTACTACGGGTACCTCCGGTAATTATCAGCTCATATTCTCTGGTGTCAATACTCCGGCAACTGGGGACCGGGCTCTCGTCGTGTATTATGCAACCGACATCAAACGATTCCAGCCTTTCAGTTTTAGTAATGCCCTTATCAAAAGCCGAACTGATTCTTTGCAGTTGGATGTTGCTACTGGTAAGTTCTACCTTCAGATCAACAAGTTTACTCCGCAAGCCAGCAATGTTCATTTCAAGGTCATTGAGCCTAACACCGACACAGCTTTATTTACTGTTACGGACGGGTATTTAACTTCTAGTGGCGATGGAACAGCCCATATCACTAGCCTCACCGTCAATTTTTCCTCCCTTGCCGATTTGACTCACAAGAAGATCAAAATCACTAATGCTACCGATCCGAATGATAGTGGCACCTACGATATCGTTTCTTATGATCTGACATCTAATGAGATTACGATTACCGATGTCATGGACAAATTGACTGCAGACCAAGTTTCTGTCATTCGCCTTCTTGATGGTCAAGAGATTTGGAACTACACAGGGGTAATCAATGCTGGGTCTAATAAGATTTTGATTGCTCCTACCCCAAATATCAGCTTGAATGATAAAGTTTATGTTCTATTCTTCAACTTTAGTCCGCTCAAAAAGTCTCCAACACGTATTGTTGGGTCCGTTACGGATCAAGTATCTAATACTGGCATTATCAATATCTCTGGGACGACGTTGTCATTGGCGCAGGATGTTGTTTTCACCGCCATTAACTCAGGACTCAAGCTGAATTTGTCAGAAGCAATTCGGAAAGCTTTAGGGCTGGCAAGTACTGCTAGTATTCCAAGTAACATCAAGATAGCAAAACTGATCAAGCTGGAAAAAGTGACTACAGTGAGCGCCTCCAATGATACAGTACTAGAGGTCCTTGCCACTTACGATACCTACAATACTATCCTCCAAAACAACCTCCTCTATGTTGGGGAGATGCTATCCGATCCTACTCTTCAGAGTCTTGAATTCATTCTTCCCGCAACCCAAAATAACATCTCTGATGTTCAGGTTCATAATCTCCCCAAATTGGGTGATAAATTGAGAGCTACCTTTTACTTCGTAATGCGCGGAGATCAAGAAGATTTGGCTTACACTCGAAACGGTACACTCTACACCAACAAGAAGTTTGCCCTCATTGATAAGGTGTTCGTTTCTAGCGGATTTAGATCTTCCCAATCCACCAAATTTACAGCGACTTCTTTTACCCAGCCGAATCTTGGAGCCCGTTACAAAGTCACCTACGATTACTTGGCACCCAAACAGAATGAAAGAATTGTCATCCAGTATAGTTTCAACAAACTGATCAGTGACACTACGTTCAACATCGAAAACTCCCGACCCATCAATGCTGACGTTTTAGTCCGTGCCGCTAAATTGCTTTTGCTCGACCTCACCATAAATGTCGTAATTGCTGACGAATTCAAGACGTCCACCGCTACCGTTCTTCAGAACCTACGTGATCAGTTGAATACCGCCCTAACTACAACCAGCCTTAGCAGCATTATAGATGCGCCGACCCTTATTAACGTAGCGCAGGCGGTGCAGGGAGTTTCGCGCGCCAGAATCCTGTTCTTCAATAAAACCGGACAATCAGGCTCTGTCCAAAAAATCCAAGCCCAAGCTGATGAGTTTTTTGCCCCTAACAATATCATCATCAACACTGAAACACGCTAATGCAGAACCTACGGATCCTCAACGCCCAAGTCATTGATAGTTCCAATATCGACATCACTTTCACTGAAAAGTTGAGCCGAGATTTGGTTACTGCCAATGTTTCTATCATTGCGGATACCCCTAACGTTCCTTCGTCCAAAGTATTAAGCGTCAAAGTATCGCAAAACATTCTGAGCCTCGTTTGTCAACCGTTGACGCCGCTTGCTACCTACTTTTTGCAGCTTCAATCGGTGCCACTTCATCCCTTTATTTCTCTCAATGGCGATGCCAAGGTGTCGGAGGACGGTGTAACCAACAAATTTCTAATCAACGGACCATTAGATACCGATAATCCCGTCAAAAACTTTTTGAGCAGCTTTTATAACGGCAATATCTACAAGACTGAGGATGACAATACCATTGTTAGCAAGTATCTCAAATCGCTTGCGATTAACTTATCTCGCGCGCTGTATGATATTCGTCAAGTCAAGAATGAAAACTATCTATCGGTTGAAGTCAAAGACGAAAGAAAAGTTCGGGGACCCGGACCATTTGATAGGTTAGGAGAAGAGGGTGCCTACAAAATTGAACGAGTGGGAAGATCTCCTACTGGAGCTTCGGCGAACGCCGCATTCGCATTTGATGCTTTTCCATCTTCCCCGGTTACTCTCCAAAAACAGACGGCCCCCGAAACACTCACAGCCACCTCCGCTGATGAAGTTGGACAATTCAACATCAATTCTTTGATCCTCAACCTAGAACACGCTCCCGTTACAAAAGTCGAAAGTGTCGTTTTTACTCTGTCAACCGTTAACCCCATCTACGTTTACAACATTGAAACATTGGGGTATCAGATTCTGGACGCTCGTTACGATCAAGACTTCGGATTTAGTTACCATCAGCTAACTAACAACCAAATTAGGCTCAATGATAGCATCTTGAGCGACCCCAATTTTTCACTAGACAGCATTCTAAAAGTTGATGTCTTGTACGAATACAAGGACCAAGGTATCGTTGTTGATCCAAATACTGTCTCGGTTTATACTGTACCTGAAGCCAAAAGAGAGGTGTTGCCGCCAATCATCAATGTTTTTTCTCTTCAACACGCTCCCATTGTTAATGCTGATGGAACTACCTCTGGTTTGGGCGGTGTTACATTTATGGATCCCAATACTAGCGTTGTTGGTGCAAAGCATCCAGCATTCCTGAGTGAGATCCCTTTTCGGTTCAATGCATTGCCCTCTGCCCCAGGACAATATGCCATTGACTATGAGTTGGGTCAAGTTTATGTGTTTGGCGAAGACCTGTCTAATAGTGGAACTGGTCCATCCCCACCATTAGCCACTTATCTTTACAAGTTCACTTACAAACCAGAACAGGATTACGTTTTTGATCCCGATACATCAGATTTGGTTTCATTGCCCCTAGGAACCCTGGTTGATGCACAGGGAACAATCGTTTTCAAGTACGAGCAGGTGTTGATACCCAACATCGACTATAAAGCTAACTTGCACCTAGAGATTCTTACCGAAAGGGCTGAGAACCGGCTGCTTGCTGTCAACGTTATCAAAACCAAGAATTCTCCAATTACTAATGTGTTCCGCATCTTCAATGAGACAACCGGAGAGATTTATACGCTCAATCGTTGGAATGATGACAGGATCTATTTTAGGTTCACCAATCCTCCGCGAGTCAATAGTCAACAAGGTGAAAGAGCAACTTTTCAGATCGTTCCCAATGAGCTATTGTTTGTCAACACGACACTCATCAATGGTGGTTCGTTGAGAGTATTCAAAATTCTGCTCAACAATAACACTATCGTTGCTTCTACGGAAGACGGACTTGGTTCCGCTTTCAATAGCAGCGCTTCCTTCAGTGACAGTAAAGTTTTCATCTCCGAAAAGTGGTTCAATATAGCAGCAAGCGAATCCTCCAACATCAATAGGCTTCAAAATATTGGTGAGTACCTGGTGGATTATGTCAATGGAATCGTTTATGTAGCCGCCTCTAACACACAGAGTTTTAGCATCGGAACGACAACCTATAAGACCAATGTTATTGTCCCTATGTTTCCACATTTAGTGAGTGTTGATGATATCTACTATCGTATTAGCTCTTTGACAGCCAAAAACAAAAGCTTTTCATACGCGTCTTTTGACGAGGGCTCTATTATTCCGGAGATTTTAGATCCTGGTATTGAATTGCTCTTGAATGGTGGAAACCCATATCAGATACTGAATGGTATTGTTGGAGTATTCGACAGTTCGACGTTCGTGGCTGGTGTATCCAATCAAGTCAAGTTTGTTCGGGCGCTCTACGAGTATAATGATCTTCTCAATAGCACGCATCCTATCAACTTTGCTACATCAGCAGCTTCTTCTGGATTCGGCGTTACTGTATCTCCAATAAGCAAACAGGTATTTGGTAGTGTTCAATTTGACGGATCCAATTATTATGTCGCTATTGAAGAGAATGTCCCGTTCCTATCTTCCGACATTATCTACACGTTTAGCGTGATTCGCAACTCTGATGACGCCCAACTTTGGGATGGAACTGGTACTGTTGTGCCGGGCGACTTTATCAAGTTGATATTGCCTGGTATCAATTCTCCGGCTGCCGGCGATCTGGTTACCATCGACTACACTTTCACTATTCAGAATTTGGCTCGTGTTGCCATTGACTACAATAAGGGAGACTACTTCGTTGATTATACTTACGTAGCAGATGAGATCATCGTTAGCTATGAATATGGGGATAACGTTCTTGATTTTCGAACCAGTCAGGTAGTTCCGGCTAACACAGAATATTTCGTTTCTTATAAGGTCGGTGCTTTGCGAGACGCCCTGCTAAAAAACTTCGGAACTCTTGTCAACATTCCAGAATTGGCTAATTTTGACGTTGATTTTGATCGGGAAAGATATCGAGACGCCCTAACGGCAGCCCTCTCTTCTTTTATACAGGGACCAACAGTAGCTGCCATCAAAAACATTGGAAAAATCATTTCTCACATTGAGCCAGATGTTATTGAGTCAGTTTTTGAGGGCTGGTCCCTCGGAAACAGCCTACTCAATCCCGAGTCAATTACAACTACGGGGTCCTTTCAGCTTCTGCCGGCTAAATATGGAAACGGTGTTCTTATTGATCAATCAGATCAGTCCATTAAGTTCCCGGTCAATGCCAACATTCGATTAGAAGAGGGAACTTTTGAAACTTGGCTCGTTCCACAGTGGAATGGATTAGACAATGATGCTGCCATCACGCTCAATATTCTTCGTGATGGTTATGCTATCTCTCCATCTAGAGTATTTGTTGGGGCGTCGGAGTATCACCCCGCCATTACCAATGGTTCCTTCACCTTGACCAAAAATAGTGGTGTTGCGGGCAAACCCAATACCAATAAAGATGGGATCTTCATTTACTATGACAAGGACCTTTCTGGTAATTTTCAACGCTGGTATTTAGACATCATCGATGGATATGTTGATGGTTATGCCCCTAAGTACCAGATCAAGATTTCGACTAATGGACAGTTCTATGATGTCAAAAGTTTGACGTCTCCCAAACCATCCAATATGACCACTTTTACCGGAACCAATACTGTCAATCTAACTATCGCCGCGGGCGGGCAAATTAATGAGGGCTTGACTTTTTTGGCTGATTTGGAGCATTATGTTCTGGACTTTGGGGAGAAGTCTAAAAACAGACTTTCCATTTTCAAGGACGTGAGCGGATATGTAGTGTTCCGCGTTTTTGATCGAGATGGGTCCGCATATTCTATTAGTGCCGATGTATCAAGTTGGAAAATCGGGGTTTTGCATCACGTTGCGGCATCATGGAAATTGGATACGCGTAATAGTAGAGATGAAATGCATCTCTTTATAGATGGGTTAGAGGTGCCTAACATCATTAAATACGGCCAAAAATTAAGACCCTTTTTGCACGAGAAGTTCAGAACCGTGGATCCAGAAGAAATAGCCGGATTAGCAAATAGAGATATAGTTGCCTCTATTGATCTTCATACCATCAGTGGCAGCACTATTGTTACCTCTAGTCTCAACTTTAGTAGCTTCAATATCTTTGCTGGTGATACCATCATCATTGATGAGGTAGGGTTTTCTCCGTCGGGATATACCATCATCAATGTCAATGGACAAAACCTTACCCTCAATACTACGATGCCCCTAACTTTAAGTGGAGCCAGATTCTCTATCAACCGTACTAACTTTACGGTTGTTTCCGATATTGACATTGCACCCAATATCGCAGTATCCACTATTCATGCCTTTACATCTGGCAACGATTTATCGGGAACTTCTGGATCTTCGACGGTTTCTTCTGCAGGCACCAACTTTGGAACCATTGGGACGCTTCCGGGCTATTCGATCAAAATTGGTAGCATTCCATCCCCCATCGTCTTTACTATCATTCAGGTCTCTGGGAATTCTTTGACTTTGGATAGCCCTCTTCCCTCCAACGTTTCTAGCGCCAGTTTTTCCATCTACTCTAACACAGAAAATGAAATTCCCGGCGTTCGTGCTATTCGTCCTTCTTACTCTATCTCCAAATCAACAGACGGATACTTCAACAACATTCTCACCATCTCTAATAATGTTTTTGCTGATGATTTGATCTTGATCAGAACGTTGGGGCTCAATCATCGTAGTTTCAAGAAACGATATTACATATGGAGCGATTATCAAGAAAACGTTTTAATGACTCGGATGCCTCCGCCCATATCCTTGGATGAGACCCATATCACCAAAATTATTCTCCCTAATGTTGCCATTGGTTCCAGCAATTCAACATTGATACTTGGAGTGTTCAATTCTAGCAACTTTGCTGCCTCTCAGCCCGTTACTTCACAGAATGGGCGTACGCTTACAGTTACTTTGAGCGGTACCAATGCTGATTTCTCGACGCCCGCTCAAGTCAATATCAATGGAAACAACGGTACTGGGACTATTACGGAAACACTCATCTTCAATGATTATGGCTCTTTAGATACTCTCAATCACTTTATCTCTGTCAACTACATCAACATTCAAGTCAAACCAATCAACTCTTCCAAAAATGCCGCCAACTTAGAGGTCAAGGAAAAGTTCCCGCTTACTTTCCCGGAAGTTAGTGCATTCTACCCAATTATTAGATACAGTTATCAAATTGGCGGCGGGTATACTCTTCATGATGCGGGATATGGAATTGTTCGTGACGAGAATAATACCTTCAGCGGATTAGATATTGGTAACTATCTTCTCATCAATGCACCAGCGCCGGTTGCTGGGTTTTACAAGATCACAGGATTAGCATCTATAGATCGCAAATCCATTTCAATCGAGCCTACCAACGCCGGGACGGCACTCCCGCTCCCCACTTTCACCAATGGAATTTATCAAGTCCTAAACGTCTCTCAATTTCGTAGCGGCTTACAAAATGGCTTCTTTACCCTGGAGGTCGCAGATCTGCCCAGTCAAGCATATTTATTACCTAGCGGGTTTTACGATGTGGAATATTCTACTTACGCCAGGATCAAGTTAGATCCTATTCAATCTCACGCTTTCTTGGGAACCGACTATGTAGGGAAAAATCAACTCCATGGGATTATGGATCAGATCAAGATTTACTCTGCCACCTTGACAGACACAAGAATTGGTGAAAGCATTCCAAACAATCAACGCTCTATCACCAAGGATTTTAATTCTCTCAAACCACTGAAACATGACGCCAATACCTTGATGCTTCTTTCTTTCGATAGTTTTCCATTTGTTAATGAGGCTCTTTTCTACGTAGACGAGCCGCCAAGCAAGCATCTCTTTCGTTCTGCGATGGTGATCAATGAAAACTTTGGAAGTAGCGCTGTTATTCTTGATCAACCACTTATTGTTTCGAATGATGGAATATTAGATACCAAGAAGGAAGGCACCATTGAGTTTTGGGTCAGTCCACTTTTTGATACCGGTAATGACCCAAATGACAGATTTTACTTTGATGCATTTGGTGCCACCCTGGAAGAAACTGTTAGCGTAGACAACGTTTCCGTCAAAATCTCTGCTCCCGCTTCTAAGATTTTGAGCGTCAAACTCAAGGGAGATCCTGATATTGACTATTTTGCTGGGGGTAAGTTAGAGATCGATACTCAACGTGCCACTCAAGAAGAAACGGTTAGCTCTTCTAGCAGCTCCGTCGTTACTTCCAACCCAATACTACAAGTAATTACTGTCAAAATTGTTGGTGATTTGACTGAAATCGATTATTTTGAGGACGGCTCCATTGGAACAGATCAAAAAACAATCTTTCTCGGCAAGATTCTTCCTGACAATCATCTTTCTCTTTTGGTGACATATCAAAGCACCATCAATAACAATGATACTCTCAATACTCAAGTCATTCGTCTCAACCGGCGCCTCCCCAATCAAAAATCTAGGGTCATCGTCAATTATTTGCCCAAAGGAATACAAGGAGATCGCATCTCCATTTTCAAAGACAATTTTGGATACGTCAATTTTAGTGTTATCGCTTCAGGTACCGAATTTCTTCTTCGCGGACCCACTCGCTGGGCTCAAAATACATGGCATAGGGTCAAAGCCAGCTATAAAATGAATGGGGGTTCTGGAACCGATGCAATGAAGTTGTTCTTGGATGGATACGAATACACCAATATTCTTTTTGGGACCAATGTCCTTTTAGGGAGTTTTCCATTTGTTGCCGGTGCCTCTATGGTTGGAGATGGCTACAATATTACTGGTAATATCAGTTTCAAGGATCCTATCAATGATTTGTTTATTGGCTCCGAATATACCGCCACCAAGCCCATATTTAGCCTCATCGACAATTTCCGAATCAGCGACATCTTTCGACCCATTTATGCTCCTTATGGAGAACCATTGGATGTCAATTATAGCAGCAATTTGGACATTGTCTTCCCGGTGGTAGAGGATCTCTTTACAACCTTCTTATTGGATTTCGGTCTTGATAGGGCAATAAATGAGGACTTTACAACGATCCGCAACAAGAAAACGGGACAATTCGATTTCAGCGTAAATATCAAGGACTCGTTCCGAATCGTTTTACCTAGCCCCAAGGTGAAAGAAGTGTTAGAGAAATTGATTAGGATTTTGAAGCCGGCAAACAGTCGTGCATTCATTGGATATATAGTCTAATAGGGTGGTGATGTAATGGAAACTGCAGCATTTTTTAGCATAGTTGGGACGGAAAAACCATGACCAAAAGATCCCCGGTTTCATTTGAGCAGACTGTTTTTACCAATTCGCAAATGGTAGACGACGAAGATTTGTCCCTCGAACAAACCCATAACGACGTCATCACCGCCGATATCATCAACAACCATATCGGTACTGGTATTCTTCCCGAAGTCTTAGTTCCCAATATTCTGTTCAACTCATCGTTAGCGTCCGGCTTCCTCGATGGAACCAACGTCCAAACCCAATTTCAGCCCTCCGACAATAACTTCGGAAACCAACTTGAACTCACCCTAACCGGCTCCAAAGCGGGCGGTAAACGAGATGTCAAGATAGCAATCATTGGGCTCGACTTCCAAAGCAATCTCCAATACGAGACTTTTGTTTTCAAGACCAACGAAATCCAAGTCAGCAAGAAACACTTCACCAAGATTTTGCTTCTTCTATTCAATGACTTTGTCGGAGACCCAGACTTGTCCTTTAATTTAGGCGGGCAATTAGTCATTAGCGAAGCTTCTCCGATGACGCTGTCTCGGGATCCCATTATGGTTTCCCAAGATGTCCAGCCTAACCTCTTTTTCCGAGACTTCTTCGTAGATGGATTTGCTTCTCTTCAATCCCTCCTCCAAAGCGCTCTCCCCCTTTATAACGTTGATACCCTCAATATCTTTACTGCTCCCGTCGATACTCTAGTTTTACCCAAAGATGATGTCACTACTCAAATTGGGCAGAAATTTCAAGCCGTAACTAACAACATCCAAAAAATCTCTCTTTTGCTCTCCGTCAGAAACACAGAGGTGGGACACGAAACCGATCTGACCTGGAACGGAGAGCTCATTGTCAGCGTTTATCCTCTCCAATCCAATATCGAATGCCCCACTGATATCGCCCCCAATCTCCAAATTGATTTTGCCCCCGCCAATAATCCCATCGCCCAAACTAGCATCGATTATGCTACTCTTCAAGCATCAGGCTATGTTCTTGACTCTATTCCCCAGCCCATAGACTTTATTTTCAGCAACAGCCCTCTTGCCTCTGGTAATGTTCTCACTCCAGGCAAATACTATGCGGTCACAATAAAGCGGGCGGGCTCTGCTAATAAATGCGATCTTTTGATTTCCGCTGGCAGTGATCAAACTCCCAACTCTCGAATCACCATTTTTACAGGAAGCCTCTGGGTAGATATTCCCGAAGAAGATTTGTGGTTCCGAATTTGGACGGATGCTGCTAAGGTTTCGGATGGTCAGGCTTATGAGTCTGGGCACGGAATGATAGTGCCGAAAACCCAAGAGGATGTGATTTCTCAAGCCACGATTGATTTCTCCAAAGGAGGCATTCAATTCACGGGCAATGACGTTTTCCGAGCCGTTGCCACTGCTGTTACAGAAGAAACCACCCCCATCCCAGATCAACGAACTGGACAGCCTGTCTTTTCAAGAAAAGAAGTCATTCCCAAAATCGATCTCCTCAATACTATAGATTTGACCAATCTGGAAAAAACGACAGATCCTCTTCTCCTTGGCGCCATTTCTGACAAGAACAGAAAGTTTTTCGATTCCATTTCTTCACTAATCATTTCCAAACTTTACAGTGCAACCATGGTCAATAATGAGTTGCTCATCCGTGTTGTAGACGATCCAACTGATACTGGACGGTATGACACCTCGGTTATTGGATTGATCTCTAATTTGCTCAACGGAGATTTCGCCAGCGCTAAGATTATTCCCGATGCCAGCGATCCTTCTGTTTACTATCGAATTGCCAGCGCTCGGCTGTGCTCAATGATTTTAGGAGATGTAAATGGTGATGGGATTATTGATCAATCCGATCTTGATCTTCTCAATACATACATCGGTTATGATCTGACTACGGAATTACCTCTTCATACTAGTGTTGTCACGGATGGATATACGACCACCTATACCAATGGTTACATTACTTACACTAACCCATTTAGTGATCTGTTTAGCATTCACTTTCAGTTGGTTGATCCCAATACTCATATAGTGGTTGCTGATGGATATGATGGTGTTTTGGTGGCTAATCCCGCCGACTCAAGATTGGCTCAATTCACCAGTGCCAGCGTTTCATTCAGCAATATTATTGGGTTGAGCAGTTTCAAGATCGTCCTGATCACTCCAACCGTTGAAGCAGATTATGGTGGATTTGATATTGTGTCATTAGATACAGTTTCTGATGTTTTGACTATCCGCAAGATCTTCTTGACGGGCGATGTTTTGGCTCAAATGTTGCGCTCTGATGTTGATGGAGACTTCCACATTACTTTCAATGATGGCTATCTCCTCCAAAACTATATCGACAGACATACTCTATCAAATTCCCCGGTTAGTCCCTTTCCCTCACCAGCAACCAATCCGTTTACCAAAATTGGAGTTCCCTTCAACGTTATTCGATTGAGAGTGGAGGAGTTTATTGATCGGGGTGATGATTATTCACCGGTTGTTTCGGGGAGATCTGGTGTTGTCCATCCATTACCCGATATTTTTGAGGGAGATGGTTATTTCGATAGCCATAATTTTTATGCCTCTCCAGTTACCTTCAATATTCAGAAACAGCTTACTTGGGATGAATCGCTTATCGTTTCCAATGGACATACCAAGTTGGTTCCGTCCGTTTTCACGACACTGAACGGCTTTCAACAAAATAGCTGCTCTATTGAGGGAGTTCATTGCAGCACCTATCCAGCATCACCTGATTTTGACCCTGGCCGCGTAGATTTCTTTGTCCCCAATAACCTTATTCTTGGGGCTGGCGGCGAACTCAAACGTTCTGATGATACCTTTTACAAGGTGGATTTTGAGGTTGGAACCATTATTTTGGAGATTCCGGATGGGTTGTTTGGTTCCGAAAAAACCATCAATCTCATGGATGATTTCATCTCTGATTATACGGGACATGGAGTAACGCGCCTTGGCTTCCCTGCCATGCGATTTGCTGACTGTTCTTATGTGTTGGCGGACGCATTAACAAAAGATCAATTACGTTTCTCTGTATCGGTTCAGTCCTTCTCGCCAAATACTAACGGATTATCAACAGATGGTTATGGCGGGATTATTGTTGATGGAAAGATTGGTGTTTCCATCGATCCTACAACGGCATTACTAACGCTCAACTTCACTAACCTTTTTCAAGACACCATCCTAAAAACCCTGAATACCAAGATTCAGGTTCATGTCTTTCTCAAAAAAGGCGGCTTCAATAACGTTCCTTTGTTTGTTGATTCTGTCAAAGTTCAGAACTTACTAAAACTTGTTAGCGTATTTAGTGGGGTTGTGGATGGTGGACCATCAGCTCTGGTAGATTTGGCTAATGACGTCTCCGATGTTCTTCCCATCCTTCATGGCGGAACGGGATTAGATGGTGTGGGAGCCGCCGGTACAGTTTTAGTAAGTACTGGAAGTGGATTGAGTTATCAGTTCATTTTAGCTTCTAACGCAAGCTATGCGCCAGGTGTTCCTGGAAATTGGACAGGAAGTCCACCAACCACCGTGCAACAGGCATTAGATCGTATTGCTGCCGCAATTGGACCGATCCCGTGATATAGTGTC